GCAGTGAAGACCAGGTGTACGCCAGCTCGGCCTACGGCAGCCTGGGCCTCGACCCTGCCGATCCCGACAACATGATCCCGTTTGCCAGCGTCACTGAGGCGGAAGTGGTGAGCTGGGTGCAGGCCAAGTTTGGCGAGGAGAAGGTGGCTGAGATCCAGGCCGCCCTCTCGCAGCAGATCGAGGATCAGCGTGCTCCAAAAGTCGCCCAAGGGTTGCCTTGGAGTGCAGCACCTGCCGCTGCTTAGCCTTAACTCGTTCCCGCTCTGCGTTGCATCGGGCCGATAGAGCCCAAGCCCCTGTGCGTCCTTGAGGCGTCTCACGCTTGGGCCATCCATTCCCAAGGCCAGTAGGCAGCACATCTACAGCGGTGTGCTACTTGTGTGGTGGGCCAGCGCGGCGGCAACCGCCTGACCCGTGATCAGATCCACTTGAACTGGACCCGATGGCCGGAGCCTATCGCGCAGGAACCACTGCGCCCGCTTGCGAGCAGACACTTTCTCAAGTCTGGGAGCTGTTCAAGGCAGAGCGCAGCGTCTCGCTCTGCCCCACCAGCCTCACCAGCGATTACGCCCAAGTCAGCAAATGGCTGGCGCGTTGCCCGATTCAGGAGTTCGCTGAAGGCCGGCGCGTGTTGACCTGGTTGCTGCAGCAGAAGCCTGAGAAGGCTGCACGGCGTGTCTGCATGTATGTGCGCAGCTTGTACCGCTGGGCTGCTGCAGAAGATGTAGCGATCCTGCCTCGCAACCCGGTCGCCAACTTCAGGATGCCCAAGGCTCCGCAAGGCGAGCACGAGGTGGTCGTCATCCCCCGAGAGGAGATCCCGCTGGTGCTTGTGGCGTTAGAGGCCAAGCGCACCTACCGGGGCGTGAACTGGGCGCTATTCGCTGAGTTCATGCTGCAGACCGCTTTGCGCACAGGCGAGGCCCGAGCGATCAAGTGGGCCGACATTGACGGCGAGCGGGTGTTAATCCACAGCAACTTCACCCTGACCCACGGCCACAAGAACAGCACCAAGACCAACAAGAAGCGCTGGGTGCCTCTGAACGCGAGAGCACAGGAGATCTTGGCCGGTCTGCCACGCGATAGCGACTATGTGTTCCCGTGGAATCGCCTCGCCTTTCAGAGCTTCTTCATCAAGCGCATGGGCCAACTGCACAGCGCCGGGCTGATCAAGAAGCGCTACCGGCCCTATGACCTTCGGCACGTTGCAATCAGCCGCTGGCTGGAGGCTGGTATCCCCGTGACGCAGGCAGCCAACTGGGCTGGCAACACATCGGAAGTGATCTGGAAGCATTACGCAGCAACGACTGCGGAATATGAGATGCCCGTGCTGTAAGGCGGGCAACTTAGAGCAACTGCTCGGCCACCATGACGCCAGAGGAACTTGCGGGCCTAGCCATTGCCTTACTGGCTGGCTCCGAGCTGCTCAGCTACATCCCTGGCGTCAAAGCCAACGGTTGGGTGCAACTGATGCTCGCGGCCCTTCGGGGTATCGCAGCCGCTGCTCAGGTTGAGCAAAACAACAAGCGCAAGCGCCGCTGAGTCATGGTCGAAATCGTCGCTGCTTTGGCAGGTGCTGTCCTTGCCATTGGGGCAGGCGGCGTTGGTTCCTTTATGCGCAAAGACGAGGAAGCCTCAAAGGCTGTGATCCGCCTGACCGCTGCTGTAGAGCACATTGCTGGTGAAGTCAGCCTGCTGCGCACAGAGATCAAGGAAGACCGGCAAGAGCTATACCCCCGCCTGAATGCGATTGAACAGCGGCTCGCTGTGCTGGAGACCAAGATATGAGCATCATTCAGCTGCGCGATGCGGCCAAGCACTTCAAGCAGCTGCCTCATCAACTTGCCGCTTGGGATTGGCTGCAGGAACACCTAGACGCTGACACGCTCAAGCAGTTCGCGGAGCTGTATCGCGCTGATCCGGCGATTAAGCAACCGCTGCCGCCGAGCTGGCTGGCACCAAGTCTGAAGATCATCCGCGAGTTTGAAGGTTGCAAGCTGGAGGCCTACCGCTGCCCAGCTGGTGTGCCCACCATCGGTTGGGGCACCACACGGCTGATGGATACGCCGGTGCGCATGGGCGACAAGATCAGTCAGGCCCTAGCGGATGAGCTGCTGCAAAACGAGGTAGAGAACCTCTTCGGCCCTGGCGTGCTGCACCTGCTGCCGCTGGCCAAGCAATGGAAGCCCAATCAGGTTGGGGCCATCATCAGCTTTGCCTACAACCTCGGCCTTGGTGCTTTAGAGGATTCCACGCTGCGCAAGCGGCTGCTGGCTGGGGAAGACCCCTGCACTGTCGTGCGGGAAGAACTGCCGCGCTGGGTGCATGCCGGCGAAGCTGTGCTGGCCGGGCTAGAGCGGCGACGCGCTGCGGAGGTGGCCCTGTTCTGCGGTGATCAGCGTTTGGGCGTGCCTGCACAGCAGAAGCCCAACACACCGTTGAAGGTGCCCTACTACAGCCAACGCGATTCCACGGTGGCGGGCCAGGCCAACCGGATGTGCTTCTCCAGCAGTTGCGCCATGCTCGTCTCCTTCCTGCGGCCGGGTGTGATTACGGGCGCAGCGGCCGACGATCAATACCTCAAGACGGTGCAGCGCTTTGGCGATACCACCGATGTGAATGCACAGCTCAAGGCGTTAGCGCACTACGGCATCAAGGCTCGCTTCAAGCAAGACGCCGGTTGGGATGACCTGCAGCAGCAGATCGCACGTTCAGTGCCGATCCCCTGCGGATTCCTGCATCACGGCACCAGCGCCAAGCCCACTGGCGGCGGCCATTGGCTCACCGTGATCGGCATCACCAAAGGTCACGTCATCGTCAACGATCCCTTTGGCGAGATGGACGTGGTGCGCGGCACCTACCTCAACAGCAAAGGTTCAGGGCTGCCCTACAGCAAGGCGAACTGGGGGCCACGGTGGCTGGTGGAAGGGCCGCGTTCCGGCTGGTGCATCATCGCCGAGCCATGAGGAATGTGAACATCAGCCAGCGCATTCAACCTGGCCTGTGGAAGGTCCACCGCAAAGACACCGGGGTGGTGGTGTGGATGGCGATGGCCAACGGCATCACCTACCTCAGCTATCACGAGGAGCAAACCCGCCTCTGGCTCAGCCGTGAGCTAGACGATCCTGAACCGCTCGATGCGGCATGAAAAAGCCCCCGGCATGACCACGGGGGCAGGTTGAACATCCGACCTAGCTTGCCGGCTTGTCATTTCTTAAGCCTTTCGCCACCATCATGCACTCAAACATCACTTCAGCTTGCCAGCGTTGTTGATGTTCAATGCAGTAACCAAGGCCACACACCCGCCACTTGATCCCATCCTTTGTGGTGACCTGATTGATGACAGGTTCACTCACGGGAATACTTAGCGCAACCTTCTAGGTTCCCGTTATGGCGTGGGGAGAGTGGATGGTGCCCCAGCCAGGACCGGAGCACCTGCTCACGCTGGAACAGCAACGGCGAGCTGTTGATGGCTACACGCTGCCGCAGGCCAAGGCCATGCTGCTGCGCCTCTGCCAGCTGTCCCTACATCAAGACCTGATCATCCGAGGCGCTACGCGGCGGATCGCAGAGCTTGAATGCACGCTTGCCCTTGCAGACCGCCAAGCTTAAGCCTCAGGGTGGTCATGGCTCGGTTGTGCATCTGCTGGGTGGCCTGACGACTCACCTGAAGCTCGGCACCGATCTGTTCGTAAGGCTTCGGCAGGCGGGTGCTGCCGAAATAGCGGCTGCGGATGATGTGCTGGTGCTCGGGGGTCAGATCGTTGATGGCTTCATGCAGCGCATCACTGAACTCTTGCAAGTCATCGAGTTGTCCATCGGTGCTGCGTGGATCAGCCACCACATCCATAAACTCGCCGTACTTCTCGCCGCCTGGCATCTTCTGATCCAGGCTCAAGACGCTTGCGTTGTGGTTGAGGTAGCCGAGCAGCGTTTGCTTCTGGATCCCGCAATGCTTGGCTACATCGGCCAGCGGCGGCAGCTTGCCATGTTCCCGCATGTGCAGCTGCATGTAGTCCATCGCTTTGCGCAGCTGATCATTGGCCTGCATCGGCAGGTGGATGATGCGGCTGTGGCGGTTGATCGCCCGCGTGATGCCTTGGCGAATCCACCAGTAGCAATAGGTGCTGAACTTGTAGCCCAGCGCCGGCTCAAACTTGAGGATGGCAGAATCCAAGCCAATCAGACCTTCTTGAATTAGGTCTTCAAGGGTCAGCGTGCCGCTGTACTTCTTGTATTTGCCGGCCACATTGACGGCCAGGCGAATGTTGGAGAGAAAGAAACGATCACGAGCGCGGCGCCCTTTGTTGATGATGCCCTTCTGCTGCTTGGTGGGCTTATCAGGGTCACCGATGGCGAGCCAGGCCTGCACCTGACGAGCCAGGGTGATCTCTTCGGCAGCGGTGAGCAGGGGATAGCGGCGCGAGTGCTGGATGATCCAATCGACGGAAGTGCCAGGCGTAGCCATTGGCAGCAGTGTGGGGGAGAAATGGCTAGTGTTTGGGCCTAGACCTTTTTCGAGGGCTAGGCGGAACCGTAGAGGCAGGCTGCGGTAAGGGCGGCACCGCGTGAGGACCGCCCACCTGCCACCTTTTTGCTCAGACCGTGGCCAAGGTCACGGTGTGCTCTTGGTCCTGGTATTTGCCAGCGCGGTCTTCGTAGCTGACCGAGCAGGGATCGCCTTCAAAGAAGAGCAGCTGACAGATGCCCTCGTTGGCGTAGATGCGGCAGTCCGCACCGGAGGAGTTGGAAAACTCCAGGGTGAGGTGGCCGCGCCAGCCCGCTTCAGCGGGGGTCATGTTGGCGATCACACCCATGCGGGCATAGGTGGATTTGCCTAGGCAGATCACCGTGACGTTGGGCGGTACGCAGAGTTTCTCCAAGGCGACGCCCAAGCCGTAGCTGTGGGCTGGCAGCACGAAGTAGCGGCCGCGTTCATCGCTCTGCAGCTCGACGTTGCGCAGGTTCTCGGGGTTGAACGCCTTGGGGTCCATGATTGTGCCCGGCACATGCTGAAACACGCGGAAATCAGCAGGTGACAGGCGGATGTCGTAGCCGTAGGAGCTGCAGCCGTAGCTGAGCACCTTGTGGCTGGCGATCTGCCGGATCAAGGTGGGTTCAAACGGCTGGATCATGCCGGCGTCAGCGCGGACGCGAATCCAGTGGTCAGCTTTGATCACAGCAGGGCCTCCCCGCGTGCTTTGCGGGCCAGCACCCATGCGGCAAACGCCACGATCAAGCTGGCGGTTTGGTTGTTGATTGGTGCAGCGTGGGGGTAGCTATCACGCCACCACTCAGCCAGTAGATCTTCAAGCGTCGGCGTTGTCGTCGTCATGGGTTTGGGTGAGAAGGCCGGTGTAGGTGGACTTGAGCGGATGGCCGTCAGGCAGATCAGCGCGGCCGCTGGCTTCGTAGGCAGCGTCTAGGCGGTCTTGCCGCGCTTGCTGCTCAATCGGGTTGCAGTCGGGGTTCATCAGAAGGGCATCGAATTGGTGGATTCGGCCTTGGCCTTTTGATCGCTCACCGCCAGCAGCAGATAGTCATTGCCGGCTTTGCTGGTGCGGGGGCGCAGGTTGGCGCGGAGCTGCACGCAGGGTTGGCCTTTGTCGTTGGCGACCGGGTTCTGCGTCAGCGCCCAGTTGTAGAGCTTTTCGATCTCTTCCACCGGTACATCCGACGATGCCCAGTAGGCGCCTTCGGCTTTCTTGTCTTGGTTGCAGGTGAACCAAAGGGTGAAGGCATCAGGGGCGAAATCAGCCATGAGTCAGTTGATGGTGGGAAGGTTGAAGTAACGGCGCAGCGCGTCATGCACTGCACCGCTGGGGGTGAGCTGATGCTCATCCGCGTGTTTGCGGATCAGCTTCATCACGTCCGGCCAGAGGTGGGCGCAGACGGCCACGCTTTTGGTGCTGCGGGCGTACCGCCGCCTAGGCGTTGCCGGCTTGCGTTCGCTAGCGCTAGTCATCAAGGGCACACCAGAGGTAGGGCGTGTTGCGGTGGGCATAGAAATCAACAGGGGCAATCGCTAAGCCTTCATCCTGCATGGCGATGAAACTGCGCAGTTGAAGCCAGCAGGATTTGACCCGTTCATGCGAGCAAAAGCGGTATTCCGCCGGCACCGCATTGGCTGATTTGGCCCACTGCAGTGACGTGCCGCAAAGTGCAGCAAGGTAGGCGCCTTGGTTATTCCTCAACAGCCAATAAACCCGGTGCAGATACGGATCGCTGCAGGAGCTTGAGATCCGCGCGGATGCGTTGGAGGAGGACGCGTTTCGCGCAGTGATTGCCGAAGTACGTGAGCCTTGCATTAAATGCAGCTTCTGCATAAACGTCTGCTCCCGCCGATTCAATGCCTTCAATGGCATCGCATACATGCGCGTGAGCAAGTCGGATGTGCTCATCAGGCGGCAACGGCATGAAGCTGCTCCATCAGGAAGTCGCGGTGCGCGGCGGTCTTGATGTAGTCGGCGGCCTTCTTGTCGGGCGGCAGGCTGAACCGCTCTTGAAAGGCCAGCACGATCTGAGCGCGGCGTTCCTCGCTCACCTTGAGCACGGCCTGCACCAGCTCTTGCACCTCAGCGGCACTCAGCTTCTCGGGGTTCGGGGATGCCGGCTTCTTGGCCGGTGGCTTGTTAGCGCTAGCCGATGCGGGCACGGCAGGAGCGGCCTCATCACGCATCGGATTCTCCACTTCCACCCGCGCCCACAGCTCATACCCCAAGCCAAAGGCAAAAGCTGCAGCCGTGCAAAGGCAGCGGCGGTGCGTGTCGGTCAGCGTCCGCGCCGTGATCCGCTCGAACGGAATCGGGTTGTTGCGGTTGTCCATGCACGCCTGCGGGAAGTCCGGCGTCACCTGATCGCCATTGGCGAAGTAGCCAACGACATAACCGGAGCCATCAGGGGCACGCCACACATGGCCGCCATCCGGGGCGGCGCTAAGAGTGAACTGCCAGCCGGGTGCGTGAACGTGCAACAGGTGGGCGATCTTGGCCCAATTCACATAGTCAGCGGCATAGGAGCCGCTGCCCTTGGTGGAGATGTCATCAGGAGAGATGACCCCACCAAGTTGCGGGAAGTCGGTCATGGATGCGGTGGTATCGGGTGCCGCGTCGCTGCAGCACCCTTGCATCCTAGGCTAGCCAACGCTAGGGGTCAAGTCCCTGATCCATCGCCGCTAGTGCATCGGCAACCGGATCGGAGCCGTTGATCGTGATCGCCTCCCATTCGCTCGGCGTCCACTGATGCCAGCCGCTCAGCACGTTGCGCAGCAGGTCGCGCTGGGCGTTGGTCAGGCCTTGGCAGTGCTGCTCCAGCTCCTTCCATGCCACCGCCGGGCTCAGCTGTTTTTCCTTGGCAATCGCCTCAAAGCGGCCCTGATGCTCGGCGCTCAGGGCCTTGGCCGCTTCCTCGGACAACGGCTCCGGTTGCTGCAACCACTCCGGCGGCTCCAACTCGCCGATGAAATGCGAGAAGAACTCCGTCGCCCGCCATGGCCGGCCGTGGGCGTCGGTGATCGGCTGAGAATCCTTGAGCCGATCCTTCAGGCGCCGGTCGCTCACGCCGCTGTAGTCCCCTTCGGCCACCCGTGCATTGGCCAGCGCCAGCTGGATGAAGGTGAGCGGCTGCGGCTGATCGGTCTTGGCGTTCTGCAGCTTGTTGAAACTCGAATCGCGCACGGCGGGAAAGCCGGCCTGCTCGCCCCACTCATGCAGCGTGCTGTGAATCCAGCCATTGCGGTTGCACCAAGCCGTGAGAGTGCGGCCAAAGCGCTGGCGGGTGGCTAGCGGTGGATGGCTGTAGCGGTCGTGATCCAATGCTTGTGCTTCGCTAGCGGCTAGCCTACCCCTAAGGATGGGCAGCCGCCTCCCCGGCCCTTAGCCGCACGTCCTGCACTGCTCCATCGC